TAATCCTAGAATTATTTTATCTACAATACACGGAGTTAAAGGTGGTGAGCAGGACAATGTAGTTCTCCTGACAGATCTATCTAGAAACACACAAAAGAGCTACGAAAAAAATCCTGATGATGAGAATAGATTATTCTATGTTGGTGCAACTAGAACGAAAAATCATTTACATGTCATTAGGCCTAAAGATGTATACAAAGGATATAAAATATGACAGATAAAAGTATATTTGATAACATTAGTCCACAAGATAAACAAATAGGTGGATCCCACTATAAAAATTTTCATATACAGCCGTACGAATTTATTTCTAAAAACAACCTCTCGTTCTTTCAAGGATGTGTTGTGAAGTACGTTTGCAGATACATGAAAAAGGATAAGATAAAAGATTTAGAAAAGATTATACATTATTGTGAATTAGAAATTAAAAAAATGAAGGACATGAAATGAAGACACCATTATTTAAACCACAAACAGAATGGATACCGCCAACAGATTTTCCAGATTTATCTAAATATGATGAGATAGCTATAGACTTAGAAACAAAAGATCCAAATCTAAACGAAAGAATGGGTTCTGGTTCTGTAGTAAAAGTTGGTGATGTTGTAGGTATATCTTTAGCTACTATTGATTGGTGTGCATATTATCCTATAGCGCATGAAGGTGGAGGCAATATGGATCGTAAAATAGTTTTAAAATGGTTTCAAGACCAAATGAACACAGATTCTATCAAAATATTTCACAATGCCATGTATGATATTTGTTGGTTAAGATCCATAGGTATAAATGTAAAAGGTCAAATTGTAGATACTATGATAGCTGCTTCTTTAGTTGATGAAAATAGATTTAGGTATGATTTAAATGGTTTGTCTAGAGATTATTTAGGTAAAGGTAAAGATGAAAGTGTATTACAAGAAACTGCAAAGTCTTGGGGTGTAGATCCAAAAGCAGAAATGTATAAACTCCCGGCCATGTACGTTGGAGCTTACGCGGAGCGTGACGCCCAACTCACATTGGAGTTGTGGCAAGAATTAAAAAAAGAAATTTTACACCAGGATATTGAAGATATATTTAATATGGAAACTAAACTGTTTCCTGTTCTTGTTGATATGAGATTTTTAGGTGTGCGTGTAGACGTAGATAGAGCAGAATATGAAAAAGAAAAAATGGTTCTAGAAGAAAAAAGATTGTTAGGTGGTGTTTATGCAGAAACAAAATTAGATGTACAGATATGGGCTGCAAGATCTATTGCTAAAGTGTTTGATAAACTAGGTTTACCCTACGATAGAACAGAAAAAACAGGTGCACCAAGTTTTACAAAAAATTTTTTAGCTAATCACCCACATAATATTGTGCAGGCTATTGCAAAAGCAAGAGAGATTAACAAGGCACATACAACATTTATAGATACAATATTAAAATATTCTGGCAGAGGTAGAATACATGCAGAGATAAATCAATTACGTGGTGATGGGGGTGGCACAGTCACAGGTAGATTTAGTATGAATAATCCAAACTTACAGCAGATACCTGCAAGGAACAAAGATCTTGGACCACGGATCAGAAGTTTGTTTATACCTGAAGAAGGGTGTAAGTGGGGTTGTTTTGATTACAATCAACAAGAACCTAGACTTGTAGTTCACTACTCAGCACTGCAAGGATTTTATTCTGTAGAAGATGTTGTTGATGCTTATAAAAATGAAAACGCAGACTTTCATCAAATTGTATCTGACATGGCAGAGATACCAAGAACACAAGCTAAAACGATTAATTTAGGTCTTTTTTATGGTATGGGTAAAAATAAATTACAAGCAGAGTTAGGTATAAACAAATTACAAGCCGAAGAATTATTTAAACAATATCATGCAAAGGTTCCATTTGTAAAACAACTTATGGATGCTGTGATGGATAGAGCACAACGTAGAGGTAGAGTACGAACTTTACTGGGTCGACTATGTAGGTTTCATTTGTGGGAGCCTAATCAATTTGGTATACATAAACCATTGCCTCACGATGCAGCGCTCGCGGAACACGGACCAGGGATTAGAAGAGCATACACATACAAAGCTTTAAATAGATTAATACAAGGATCGGCTGCTGATATGACAAAAAAAGCTATGATAGATTTACATGCAGAGGGTATACTACCGCATTTACAAGTGCATGATGAATTAGATATATCTATACAAAACAAAAAAGAGGCTGATAAAATTAAAGAAATAATGGAGTCAACCGTAACACTTGAAGTACCAAATAAAGTAGATTATGAAGAGGGAGATAATTGGGGCACAATAAAATGAGGTTAAATTATGGCTTACTTAAATGCAAATATTCCTGTAGAATACTCACAAATAAGGAGGGAGTATTTATATGACCTTAAAAAACATCATGGAGAAGTCGAAGATTGTATTATCTTCGGTTTATCAGCTATTACGGGGCGCTCTATTTTATTCCATGCGATTATGGAGAACGGCGCTATCTTTTATCGTCTCCCGATATCTGCCTTCATACAGAGAGGTTTTAGACCGGAAGATGTTCCTAAACGTAGACTTGATGAACTTCAGCTATGGAATTGTTTTAGTTATTATCCTGCTGTTACTACTTGGGATATTTTAGAAGCACAAGCTGGTAAATACATAGGAAAGGATAAAAAATGGCATCCTGGTAAATACTTATTTACCGTTGACTTTGCTCACCCAGAGCCTAATATACTAGACACGGATCATTCCGAGATACCGCATGAGCACAAATGTGCTCACATCATAGCCCTTGATGATGGGAACTATGCAGCACAGCCAAACAATAGATGTATATGGGATATCCCATCGTTTACTGTTAAAGAAAATATACCAGATTGGAAAGTTCAAACATCCGAATGGAATGTTGAAAACACCAGTCAATGGAAAACAGAGGATACTGATAAGTTCTTCTATGAAATAGAGGAGAAGAAGCATGATTAAATGGATTAAAAAGATTTGGAAAAAATATGTTCATTGGCTTTTTAAAGATATAGGTAAATAATGGCTTTAAAAATTTCTGAATCCGCTGCCGTACAAATGCCAATGAAAACGGTTGCTAGTTTGATCGCGATGGTTGCCATCGGGACCTGGGCTTATTTTGGCCTGCACGAAACACTTAACCAACACTCTACAAGATTAGAATTGATGGAGAAAGATCTTGAGGAAAACACAGAATTTAGAATAAAATGGCCTCGAGGTGAAATGGGATCTTTGCCCGCAGATAGTGAGCAGTTCATGATGCTGGAGGATCTTTATAAGACTACTGATAAGATTAATAATCAACTTGATAAAATGATGAACAACAGAATTAATATTGAATTTTTACAAAAACAAATGGATAAAGTTCTTAAAGATATTGAAATGTTAAAAGATAAAAATAGAGAAATAATCTACAAGAATGGGAGCAAATAATGATCGCTGAAGTGGTAGCCCTCCTAATGTTTATAGGGCCTGATATTAAAGAGCATCGTATACAACCCAATATGGCCACATGTTTACGTGGAAAACGTGTAGCAGAGAGGGTTTATAAAGAAAATATTCAATATAAATGCATACGTTCAAAAGCTAAATTAGAAGAAAATATTGATGGAACTCAATCTATAAAAGCATTAATATTAGATTAATGAAACTTACAGCCAATATAACTTTAGACGAGTTGACTAAATCTCAAGTCGCTGAACGTAAAGGAATTAATAATAATCCTAGTCCTGAACAAATAGAAAATTTAAAAGCACTTGCAGTAAATATACTTCAACCGATACGTTCCCATTTTGACAAACCATTAATTATAAGCTCTGGCTTTCGTTGCGGAGAACTTTGTATTGAAATAGGTAGTTCAATTAAATCACAACATACGGCCTTTGACAGTGCAGCCGCTGCTGATTTTGAAATACCTGGAATCGATAATGAACATTTGGCAACCTACATCAAGTCAGAATTAGAATACGATCAACTTATATTAGAATTTTATAAAAAAGGCGAACCGTCTTCTGGATGGGTGCATTGCAGTTATTCTCGTGACATGAACAGAAAACAATCTTTAATGGCATATAGAGATTCCGAAACTAGAAAAGTTATGTACAAGCCATGGTAAAATTTATAGGTAATCTAGAAACAAAAATTGTAACTGGTAATTGTCCAGAGTGTAGAACAAATACTATGTTAGTAAGTTTTGATGATCACGTTTATAGATGTGTTAATTGTGGACATGATTTAGAACAAAAAGTTAATGGTGTTATTAAATACGTCATAGCAGATGATAAAACAGCTTTTTCTCTAGGACGTTTTGCAGACGAAGACGATCATGGGTAAGAAAAAACCACTTTTTGGAGTAAATAATTATCATAAAAGAACTGCAAAAAAGCGTCCTGGAAGACACTCAAAGAAACCAAATAAACGATTCAACCGTAAGAAGTATCGGGGTCAGGGGCGTTGACAAAGCTCCTTTAATATCCTATATTAAAAATGGAGAACGTAGTGACTATAACATTATTAGCCTTAACTCTATTTGGAAAGATAGAAATGCATACTTTTGAGATAGCTGATACTAGATGGCAGTATCACGGAGATGGTCTTATGACTAAATTAGAATCTAATGCTACCGTTTGTAGTAGTTGGTATCATGAGAATGTAGTTGTTAATATAAAAAAGAATCCTTGGTACAAACCAAACACAGGTAGAAATTATTATACCCTTGGTAAATACAAAAATATAAAAAATATTATTGGATATATCTGTGGTGGACATGAGCCACAATGAAGACAAACCTATCCCAACGAGGGAAAACAGGGGATAGGTATAAAGGTGAGAAAAGATAATTCTTTACTGACACATTTTGAACACATTGTCAAGACTCATTAATTT